GCTTGTCCTGTGTAATTGTTATTGAACCAGCAGACCAAATCGGCATACATCTCATTACACCAGCTAATTCATTTATCAATTCAAATGCTTCTCTTGAATTTTGAATATTTACATTACAGCTAAATCTAGCTTCCTCTCCTCCCTGTCCATCATCTACAAGTGTGTTGGCAAATTTACTGGCATTCACAAAACTAAAAAGATCAAGAGAACTGTCTGTTATATGATCTCCGAATCCATATCTACTTGTAGTTAAAAGATCAAGCAGAATCATTGCAGGACATGAACACCATGTAGCAGCACCCATAACCCCGTTAAAAATATAGCCGTCAGGATAAACAATACGACCAGTATTAATATCAACAGTGGGAGTTCCAGAACTAGATGCTCCTGCTCCTGGAATCCTTACTTTTATTCCTCTAATCCTGAATTTTCTATCTGGAATAGAACTGAACTGCATGGAGTCCAAACGCAGAGCAGTATAAGCACTGTTGTTATAAGTACGAGATTCTTCGACTATTTCGCTAAAACTTGTCCATTGAAAACTATCTTGTGTATTAGTATCGCCAGCATCATCTGTAACTCTACTAACTCTAATATCCACTGGAAATGCACCCGTTATTTGCACCCCGTAATCTCTTTGGTACGCATCTCCACTTCTACCCGTAATTGTATCTGTTGTTTCTCCGTTACTTCCTATGGCTAAATCGGTAAAACCTCCAGAATTATATTGAACAGCTATTTTTAGTTGAACAGAAGTACCTAGTAAGTCTCCATCGTCAGTTGCTTTTTGTAACTGAGGAAAAGTAATTGTTACTCTTACCTTATCAACATTTGTATTCGTAATCTGTCGAGTGACAGGAATATCTTTAGTTACTGTGACACCGACACTTGTTGTAGATACACTGCTATCTATATTTGGTATAGCAGTTTGACTATCCGTACCAAATCTAGGATTGAAAGTTACATTTTGAAAGTTTCTATCTACATCTTGAATATCAGTAGAATCTGCTGAAGCTCTAATAACAGGAGTATCATTTAAAAATACATCTTTTAATGCCGCATTATTATATACAGTTGTGCCTTTTGTTCTGCCTTCTTTTGAAGCAGTAGCAAAACCCTCTATTTCTCCCTCTGATATTAAATCTAAAAAAGTAGCATACTGTCTACTATGAAGATTATCAGGATCTCTAGTTGGCGATGGAGGTGTTGGATTTCCACCTTTTGCACCTCTAATAATACGTTTCGTATCACTCATGCCTGTACCTGTTCAGTATCTACGGAAGCACTGATTACAACCGATCCAGTAAAGATTTCTCCGTAAACTATTGGAACGGGTGTACCAGCCCTTGATGTATTTTGTAGCCCATTAAAACTAAATGATAATCTAGGATCTTCTGCTGAGTCAAAGTCACTTGATTTAGGCAATGGAGTAAGCATTTCAGATACTCCAGTGAGAACTAAAGCTATACCTATATTTCCTGCGAATGCAGTTAAAGTAGCACCTAGAGTAGGTCCAGCAAAAGGAATAACTGTATTTGCAGTAAATCCCGACATTCCTAAACTAGCTCCAGGTGCTAAAAGAGCAAAACCTATTAGTGTTGCACCTAAAAGTATTTTCCCTAAACCTCTACCAGCACCAATAATAACAGGAATAAAATGTATATCTTCTCGTCCAATGGGATGACATAGTTCTGATTCGTCAACGGCATAGTTACCGACTTTTATTTGATAATGTTTAGGACTCATATATTTTTCAATACCTTCAAAATTATTAATTAAAAAACTAACAGCATGAGCTAATGTGTCTGCTTTTATTTCAAATTCCTTATGTCCTACAAACTTTGCAAGCTCTCCATATAATTTTATTTTACGAAGCATAACGATACCTCTTTCCTGTGCATTTTAGTAACCAAGGAGAGTATGGCTCTCTACAAGATAGTCTATCGGTTAAATGATGTAATACCTCATCTCCAAGAAAAATAGCTACATGATTTAAAGTTGAATCTAAAATACTCATCAATAAAACATCTCCAGATTGTAATTTTTCATCTGGTCTTAGTTCTCTAAATCCTGTTCGCCAAGCATAGCTTTCAAATAAAGGATCTTTCATAAACTCTTCTGGAGTGATAGGTCTTTCGTAATCTTTTAAATTTATTCCTTTTTCCTGCTTATAGTAATCACGAACCAATGACCAACAGTCTGTTACACCCCATACCCATTGTCTACCTAACAAAGGTGCTTCATATCCCTGTGGCTCATAATACCCCCATTGTTTTGTTTTTGGATTGACTATATGCCAAGGTAGCCCACTTTGCTCACAACTAACTTTATCTGCCTGACTAGCAATAGCTGGAGTTGTCGGATGACTATGCACAACAGCAACTATATCTCCTAAGTTATCTGCCTTTACATAATCTTCTGGATCAAGAATAAAACATTGGTGTGCTGTCATTGATAAATTACGACAAGGATAATATCTTTCTTTTCCTCGAATATTTAACAAAAGACCAACAGATTCTTTCGGATCTTCGATTTCAGCATGATTAAGTGCAGCTTCTTTCCAATTCATGTTTGTATAGTCCCAATAGAAGGAAACTCGGCTCTAGTGCATTGTCTTTGTGGGGCACGAATACCAGCAAGATCAAATACAGCAGCTAATTCAAATTGAACCACCTCTCTATTTTCTGCCGATTTTCTATCTATTTTATATATTTCCTGCGGAAACTCTGCTGTAGAATCTGGTGTTCCATAAGGATTTACATTGCTAGGAAAGTTTGCAGCATCTAAAAATCTTGCAAGAGTTCTAATACGAGTAACAGTTGCACCTGTAAGATCATTACCAGCAGTTGTTGTATTGACATTAAGCAAAATAGCTGTGATAGTTCCTAGTGCATTGCTGACAGTTAATGTAGGTCTAGGTAACTGTCCTTGTCTAAAAGCAAAACCTTCTGCTTTTATCGGAAATCTTTGATAACTATTACCAGCCCAGACTATTTCTCCGTTATCTTTTAAAGAAGAGCCAGCATGAAATCTATATGTAGTGGTAACATTATCTGGATTTCCTGTGGCATAATTAAGACCTTCGGCAAGAGTAAGTACGAATAATTCTATTACTGATGATGGGTTTGTATTCTGAAGATTGCTAACAATAGCAGAACTACTCATGGTTCAAACACCTCTCTAAATGTCGCTTGAATTGTTGCCCTATTGTTATATGGTATAGATTTTGTCCAGTTTTCGCAAACATACTGTCCTGCACCCGATAAAGTAACTGAGACATTACCACTATTGGTAGCACTGGCAGCAGCCGTAACAGTAAAGACATTTGAATCAGTAACCGAAGCGACAAGAAACGTACCATCAGTAGCAGATCCAGAAGTGTAGTCAATAGTAAGTTCATCTCCTACTGCTACACCATGACTTGTAATCGTAATTGTTACTGTAGTTCCTGATTGAGAGTAAGTTCCTGTTTTTGTAAAACCTTCTCCTGGTGGAGTAAAAGTAAAGCTGGCACTGTCATTTGCACGACTGTCAAGGAAGCCTTCTATAGTGTCCGCATCCGTTTCCGATACGTTGAAAGTAAGGTTGAATATCTTAGGATTTTGATGAGCAGCTAGTCCAAATAATATTCTATGTTCATAGCCATCAGCAAAACGAACTGTTCTAGTATTTGGTGCGGATCTTTTCTGCTGTCCGTAGGTTGGTGTGATTGATGGAAAAGTAGCCATTATGCAAGTAAACCTCCAGGTCTTTTTTGCTTAATTAATTCTGATTCTATCGCTGCTGACAATGCAATGCCCAACTGCCTTCCTTCTTCCTCATCTCCTTCTACATTAGATCCAGAAGCATCTACGTTTACCACGATATTTGTTGAGCCTCCAAGAGAACTATTTGGAGATACTGTTCCACTAACACTTGGAGTAAATAGTTCTGGACCCTTTTCTCCTACAATGTAAGATTTTCCTGCTTTTGCTGGACCGCCATTAGCAAGTAACCCACCAAACAAATTACCAAATAAACCTAACCCTTTAGTTAATGTTCCTCCTGCATTTCCAAAGAAAGCCATGTTAAATGCAGCATCTATCATTTTATCCAGCACACTATTCATAACTTCATTTAAAGTTGATGTTCCACGGATTAGTCCTTGTATTCCTTGTGCTAAATCTGTAGATATACCTTGAGCTAAATTTTTAAATGACTGTTCTACTAATCTTGCATTTTCAACTAACTGTTTAGCTTGATTATTTTTTTCCACTAAAGCTCTTACGCTTAATCCTTGAGTTTCTAACATTTTTAGCTCTTTTTCGTTTAAATTTTCAGTTATAGCCTCAACTTGTTTCTGAATGTCTGCTTCTTTTACACCTTCTTGAGTTACTAATTTCGCAAACTCTACTTGTTTTTGCATGGCTTTTACTTTTTTCTGAGCACTAGCAACTCTGGCAGCATCAACTTCCAGAGGTGTGTTACTTCCTGCAAAACTACTGCCCCCACCCATAAACGCATCTAATCCTGCTGGATTAGTTTGTCTAGCTAAATCAAATTTTCTTATAGCTTGCCTTCTTTGATTTGTTATTTTCAGTCCTTCTACATTAGTTCCTATCTGTGCTCTTAATATATTATCAATCTGAGATTGACTCATATTAGCTAACACACCGCCAAAGTCTTTAAGGAATTGTTCTTCGCCTGGACCTAAATTAACTGTTCCTTTTCCTTGACCTAGAGAAATAGCAGTTCCTTGATCTAGTACGTTATTTACAAGTTTTAAAAACTGAGATATTGGACCAGCTAAAGCTAACTGTAAATTAACAGTAAGTTCTGCAAATGTTTTGCTTAATTCCTTCGAGGCTTCTCCTGCTCTTCTTAATTTTTCTGCTCCGTCTTGGCCTAAAACATTTGTTAGCTCTTTACTTAGTAAAGTCGCTAATTTTTCCCGTTCCCCTAGAGTCTGTAAAACTTTTGCTCTGTTTTCTGCTTCTTTACTGCTAAATAATGATTTTTCAGTTAAAAACTTAAATTGACCATCTAGTGTTTCTATTGATTTTCCTAATTCTGCGATTGAGTTAGCAAAATTAGTTATACCTGATACTACAGCCGTTCCAATTAGACCTCCTGCAAAGCCTCCCATCTGACCACCAAATGCACCACCAAGTCCACCGCCTAATGCACCACCAGCAGCAGCAAGTGGGCCTTGACCAAATAACAGAGGAAATGCACCACTTATCGCAGCACTCTGGAACGCTGATCCTCTGTTTCTAGACAGTGTACGCATCAATCCTGCTCTTGTTTGTCTACTTCCTAATGGACCAGGTAATAAATTTCCTCGACTATCAAAATTAAGTGGTTTGGCTGCTCCTGTAGGGAACATCGGACCTTGCATTGGTTGTTGCGGACCATACTGTGATCCACTAAGTCCGAATAGTTTTACAGGACCACCTTGTAATTTTTTAAGTTGTTTAGCCTGATCTTTAAAATATGCTGGAGAACCTACTAAATGTTTGAAACCTTTTACAGGAACCGCATTTTGTTTAGCTACTCTTAATATCTCTTTATTTTGTGCTTCAAAATATGCAGGAGATCCCACTAAGAACTCAAAACCCTTCACAGGCATTGCGTTTTCTCTAGCCACACGATTTAGATTTGGCAAAGAACCAACTAAATCTGCTCTACCTCTTACGGGCACACGGCCCATGCCCTGGCCAGAGTATTCTATTTGAGCTGGAGAACCAAAATCAAATCTTGTTCCACGGAGAGGGGATCTTTGTCCTCCTTGTCTGGCAGCAGCTTCAAAAAACGCAGGAGAACCATATTGAAATCTGTTACCTCGCAATGAGGAACGGCCCATTCCGCTTCCAGCGAAAGCTACTTGGGCTGGCGATCCAAACATGAATCTTGATCCACCTATAGGAGATGAACCAAACATTCCTGGTGCATAAGGTGGGTCGGCTGGACCCTGCATCATTCCTGCTCTGCTTGCAATGAATCTCGGAGATCCTGCCTGTCCAACACTTCCAAACCTTGAAGATGTTATACCTGTGCTGATAAATGGTCCGCCAGCCAAAGATTTAGCAGTTCCCGTTGATAGTTTTGTCTTTAATGCTGCTTGTTGTGCTATTTCCTTACTTATTGCTTTTTGTATTCTTAATTCGTTCATTGCAACTTTTAAAAGTTTTTCTGAACCTACAAAATCTTTTTTCTGGTTTAGTAAGGCTGATTTTTGTATCGCTTCCTGTGCTCTTCCTACTTTTAGTCCTTTATCTGCCTGTTTTTGTACTAGATCGCCTATGCGTCTAGTCTTGGACATCATGTCCTGCTGTGCTCTTTTGCTATCTAATATTTGGGCTTCTGTTCTTTGTGTTTTCTGGTTAGTTCCTAAGTTTACTTTGCCTAATTTATCTATATCGGTTTTTATATCTTTAAGGTCTTTTCTTACCTGTGCTGTATTCAGTCTTATATTTACGCTATATTCAGATGCCACTGATTTTTGCAGAATACACGGATATTAGAAGTTTAGCGTACTTTGCGTGTTTGGGCTTGTCTTTTTGCTTTTTCGTAGGCTTCTTCTTCCCTTTCAGACTTAAGTGTGAAGTAAGCGTTCCAACCGTATAGCTCTTTTGTGGACATTCTCTCTCGTAGCTCTTTCAATGTGTAGCCTAGTTTTTCGGCTATAAAAAACTGTAGATATATAAAGTTATCTTCTTTAATCTTCGCTTTTTACGGCATCGGGGCTTTCCTCCTCGCCCATACTTTGCATTTTGGTCATAAGATCAATTAGCACTGCCATCGGTATTTCTCTTCTTAGTGCTGGTAGATCTCCTGCCGTAAACATCTTTGCACCTGATTCATCTTCGGCTTTTGTAACGATAACCTGTAATGCAAAGTCTAGACTTCCTTCGTCTTGACCTTTGTTCATAGCTATTAATGTACTGTTTATGGTATCTCTGTCAGCTATCGTAAGAGGCGACCAGAATATCTTTAGTATTAGTTTTTCCCCCTTAAACATAGAGTAACTACTACGTTCTTGGACACTAAAGGCTTCCTTTAGTTTGTCGATTGCTCTTGTCGTTGACATAAAAAGATGTATCTATTTCTGTAGTATAACTTAAAGTCTGATATGTGTCTTTAACCTGGTACATACTTTAGTCCTTGGGCTGTGAATCCCTGATCTATGTCTTTTGTAAGTTCTTCAGTTGCTATGTAATAGTAATACCACTCAGGACTATTTGGTATTGGACTTGTATCTGCGTTTATAGCAAATAAATCTTCATAAAATTCAATAGGAGCCACACCACGGGGATTTCCCTGTGAATTGTTACCAAATATTTGATCGCTGGTTAATCCTGCTGTTTCAAGACTTCTCATTCTATTTATTACGAATCCAGCGTATTCGGTTTCGTTGCCTACATATAAAGCTTCTGATAAAGATGTTTTAATTATTGGTCCTCTTTCTGGTGCTCGTATTCCGCTCCTGTAGCCCTGATTTTCTTTTCTTGGTTTTACAGGGTCTACAGGTCTGCCTTTTTGAACTTTCCAGGCAGCGTTAAATGTTCCTGTCCAGTAAGGGCTTCGATACTGAAGAGAGAATTGTATGTTAGCTGCTGCGTTAGCTTTGCCTTGTATTACTATATCTTCAATATCTTTTACCAGATGTTTTATATCTTTAGGCATTGGCAGTAAAGTTGCAATTTACAACACTCATAAAATGACTTTGGTTGTCAGTTACAACAGATGTTGGACCGCTTATCTGACTGACTCTTGGAGTTACAGAAAAAGTATCGGTGTAAGTTGATTTATTTACTGAAGTAAGACCTGTTATAAGTAGTTCGGATACAGCAGATGCAGCAGCAGTTCCTTTGTTAGATGGAGTCATAACTGCACATCTTATAGTTCCTGCATAGTACGATTTCGCTTCACCTTGTGGCTGAGTGGTAGATTGCGTAAAATCTAAATTAACCATTATATACTTCTTGTTTTTACCTGGTTTTGCAAAAGGAGTGTTGTCAAAGACAACAGTTACAGTTGGGTCACCATCATTTACAGCATCCTTAATTGCAGTTTCAAATGCTGCTCTTGCTTTTACTAAAGTCATTAGAAAATTACATCAACACGGAACAAATACTCTTGTCCGCCTTTTAGTGTTCGTATGTCTGTTATTTTAGCTCCTCTTGTCGATCCAGAAAATGTAAGAGTTATCTCATCTTGGAGTAAAGGCTGATTGTCACCTATCAAGTCTGGAGTTATGTAGAGTCTCGCAACATTCTCCTGAAACCCAGATTCTTCAGTAGATTGTACAAACTCGATAGGTACTTTAATTGTATAGTTTGTGTCTACAGTTATATATTCTCCAGTTGTGTTGTTGTAGCTGGATACACCCTTTCTTGTATAGACAATAGAAGTATCTAAAGAGTTCCCAAGTTCAGAAACAATTTGTTTTGCAATCTTCTTAAATGCTGTGTCTAGTTGTCCTGCCATTAACCTCTAACTACCCTCATCTGAAAAGACCCTGCTCCACCAAGTATATACGCACCTAAATAACTTTGTAACCAAGGGTAAACATCTAAGATATTATTTACTGATCCTGTTCCCTGACTTGCAGTATTGTATTTGACTTCTATATCCCCTAGTTTTACTTCAGAAAAATTACCATCTGTTCCTGTGTTACCTGTCATGGCATCTGTATCGTTAGCCAGTGCTCTAGCTAGTTCATATTGTGCGTACTTGATATTTAATGGAATCGTGCTGCAAGCTAGTTCTACACCATCTACTTGATAATTATTTCTTGGAAACTTTAGTGCCTGACCGTCATCGCATCTATCTCCGTAGAATACAAAACTGTCGATCCATCTAGTGGCTGATATTAGTGCTCTGTTCTTTTGATCGTCTGTTTTATTTGTCCAAGTTGAAGAGTCTGGAACTGTCTCAAAGTAAGTGTTGGCTTCTGTAAGCGTTACATAGCTGTTAGCGTTAGCGTCTTTTACAGTTGCATTTATGGTGGCTGCCACGGCTATAAAGTAATTTTAGTTTTATTGTAGCGTAAAGAAAAAACCCCACCAATAATTGATGAGGTTTGATGACCACAATTTAATGTTAACTATTAAA